TGGATATTATTGCAAAATATCAAGATCAGATTGATATCATTAACAAATACTTTAGATCACCCTCTGATAGATCTACCCTAAATGAATAAGGACAAACTTAAGTTAATTGTGCAGAATCTTAAATCTCTGGTAGAATTACTCGAATCAGAGGTTTATTCTGACGCAGACGCATATCTAAAAAATGAGCAAGGTAACATAAATCTACCAATTGACGATTATGACGAAGTATGGGAGGATGACGATGGATACCCCGACTGAAGCATTTCTTAACAAGAGAGCATTAGTACTTAAAGTTTTGTTAACTAAATATGGTAGAAGTACCTATTCAAATGCCTCTTATTACAAGTGTGCAGATGAGTGGATCGCTAGAAACGAATCATATCCTGGCGGATTATACCGATTTTACAAAGATTACTATGCACAAGAAGACTATCAAGTTAGTGAAGGAAGCACTTAAAAACCCTCATCTCTATTCAGAAGCAGAGATGACTTATATGAGAAAAGCAAAAAAACTCGCAAAAAAACAACAAAAATTATCTGAATTCAAAAATCTTTAGTATGCCAACATACCCTGTTATTAATTTAAAGACAAAAGAAGAGAAAGAACTCTCTATGTCTATGAAAGAATACGATCAGTGGAGAAAAGACAACCCTGACTGGGATAAAGACTGGTCAAAAGGAGTCGGTGGAACTGCTGAGGTAGGAGATTGGAGAAATAAATTAGACGGTGGTTGGAATGAAGTACTCGATAGAGTAGGGAAACAATCTCCTCGTTCTAATGTCAAGAAGTTTAACAACTATTAACTAAATGCCAAGAAAGAGAAAACCTGCAGCAGCAGTAGGAATTGGACTAAGTGCTAAACAAATGAGGCGAAAAAAGCCTATTAGCAGTGATTATCTAGTTGATATAGTTCCTATTACAGAAAATCAGGAAAAGTTTTTTGGTTATTATAAAGAAGGTAAACATATCTTCTCATATGGTGCTGCAGGTACAGGAAAGACCTTTATAACCCTCTACAACGCACTAAAAGAAGTATTAGATGATAGCACACCATATCAAAAGATATACATGGTCAGATCCCTAGTATCTACGAGAGAGATCGGTTTCTTGCCTGGTGACCATGAAGATAAATCAGCATTATATCAGATACCTTATAAAAACATGGTCAAATACATGTTTGAGATGTCTACTGATGCTGAATTTGAGATGTTATATGGAAATTTAAAGACTCAAGAGACAATATCCTTCTGGAGCACCTCATTTATAAGGGGTACAACACTTGATAATGCAATTGTTATAGTTGATGAATGTCAAAACTTGAATTTTCACGAATTAGATAGTATAATAACAAGAGTAGGAGAAGATACCAAAATCATGTTCTGTGGTGATGCTACTCAAAGTGACCTCACCAGAGATAAAGAAAGAAATGGTATCATAGACTTTATGAGAATCTTACAGCAGATGGATTCAGTCGAATTAATAGAATTCGGTCTTGATGATATTGTTCGTTCTGGATTGTGTAAAGAATATCTTACTGTTAAGTTAGCAATGTCTATGTAATGTTTAATCATGTTCCTGCTGTTCTACCTCCATTGGAGAGAGAAACAGTTGACGGTGTAAGATACTATAAAGTTCCTGATGCAGACGAATTTGTTAAATTAGTCTCAATCACTTCTGTTACCTCTTTTTGGAATAGAGAGAAGTTTGCAAAGTGGAGGAAAAAAGTTGGTGAGGATAAAGCAAATGAGATTACCCGAAAGGCAACATCTCGTGGAACTGATACTCACACTCTAATCGAACATTACTTATTAAATGAAGAAACTCTGCCAGAGGTTCAACCAATATCAGATTTTCTATACAAGATTGCTAAACCAACCCTAAACAATATTGACAATATCCACGCATTAGAAGGATCTCTGTACAGTAAACAATTAGGTGTCGCAGGAACTGTTGATTGCATCGCAGAATACGATGGAGAATTAGCAGTTATTGACTTTAAAACCTCTGCAGCACCAAAACCAAGAGATTGGATTGATGGATATTTCGTTCAAGCAGCGGCATATGCCTGTATGTACTATGAACTAACAGGTATATCTGTCAAAAAACTTGTTATAATAATGACATGTGAGAATGGAGATTGTGTTGTTTATGAAGAAAGAGATAAAGCAAAGTATATCAAATTACTCGTTAACTACATCGAATGCTTTTTAAACTACCAACTAGAATTACATGGAAAATGAATTTAATCAACAGTTAAATAAGAAATTCATGAATCCTGCAAAATTTGCAGTAGAGATTGAAAAACTTGTCAAACAAGAGAAAATAAATTATATTGATGCTATTGTTCTCTATTGTGAAGAAAATAACATCGAGATAGACTCTATCACAAAATTAGTGTCTAAACCATTGAAAGAAAAACTAAAGTGTGATGCTATCACTCTTAATTTTATGAAAAAAACCTCTAGAGCAAAACTTCCTTTATAATGCCTACTTTATCATGGTTTCCGATGCCAGTATATGTTGAGAAAGTATCGGGAGAAGCAAAAAAGAAGATAGAAGAAGAACTTTATGATGCATATGATAAAGCAAAGTTTGCTCAAAATCCTCAATGGACAAAAGACACAAATGAACTAAGTGTAGTAAATGATTCTTTTTTTACTGCAAATGAACTTAAAAATTGCACAGTATTTAATGATTGTATTGATTTTCATTTAAAAGAATATCTCAAACAATTAGCAACACCAACAAATTTAGACTATTATATAGATAATTCATGGTTGACTAGAACAACTAAGGGTAAATATATTCATCAACATGATCATGGTAATTATGATATATCAGGAGTATATTATTTAAAAACTAATGGAGAGGATGGTCAGTTATTCTTTCCTTCTCCACACAGACTACTAGCAGGTAATTTTATAATATCAAGAATAGTTGACTACTATCAACATCTTCCATTAGAAAATGGTGTCATAGCAATGTGGCCTTCTGTATTACTACATAACACAGAACCAAACGAAACTGATCATGAGAGAATCAGTGCTAGTTTTAATATTAAATTTAGAACATGATTAAAATTTTAAACAATCCAAAAACTGCAGATTACCTTGATTTTAAAAGGTGGGTAAACAGCACAAGTTTTGAATGGAAATATAATCCAACATCAACACCTGATATGAATGATTTGTCTAAGGTAGATCTACCTTTCTATTGTCATTCATTTATGAAAAGACCAGAACAGTATGGATATCCTGTAATAGACAATCCTCAAGAAACTCATGGTGTTGTTGAGATGTTAAGTCAGATACTAAAACAAAATCAAATACCTTTCAATAGTTTTATCAGAATAGCAGTAAATGCTGTTCATCCACAAAAAGATGTAACTGCTTCTATACCTCATGTAGATCATACATTTGCACATGGTAACCTTATAATGTATTTGAACAATGCAGGTGGATCTACTTTTGTAAAGAATGAGATGTCATATAAAGATGAGGTGCATATACCTCAAGAAGACGATATAATATTGTTTACAGGGGAACATTACATGCAAACTCCAAGAGACAAAAGACGAGTAATTTTGGTAGCAACTATGATATGAAGAATTTATTTCTTGGTATAAGACAATATGATTGTGACGCTGATTGGGATAAATTAATTCACATTGCAAATAACTCTTGTCCAGACAGTAATTATGCAGGATTTCAAACAAAATTTTTTAATCATCCTGCTTTAAATTCTATTAAAGATAGTTTTATCAGTTGTTGTAGAGATTATTATAAAATTAATGAACCAGAAAAAGTAAGATTATGGTATTACCATGATTGGAAAGATAATCCTAATAAGGATGGTCATTTCTGGCATGATCATTACAATTATTATGGTTTATCAGGTATCTTATATTTGACCTTACCAGAGGAATCAACCACTACAGGGTTTTCAATTTCTGCAGATAGTGGTATACTAGGAAAAGAAAAATTGTTTGATGATATGATGTACTTACCGTCCATTATACACAAGTGGTTTATCTTCCCTGCTAACCTCCCACACATACCTGGCACATGTAATAGCGACCAAAAAAGGATCGTTATCAGTGGTGATTACTGGTATAAATAGTAGTGTTCTAGGAGATATTTTATGGCAGATTTTTTCGATTCCGATATAGTTCGTGATGAGATGCAAGAAATCAATGAGATGCAAGAAGAGATTTATGGGAGAATATTTCAATTCCCAGATCTTCCTGTGCCAGAACAAATTGAACATCTAAATGAGTTGGATGTATTGCTTGACAAACAGCAAATACTCTATACTCGCATGAAACTATCTGATGACCCTCGTGCAAAGGAAATGGCAGAAAATGTCAGAAAATCCGCTATAGTAATGGGGTTCCCAAAAGATGTTGATTGTAACCTCTTATTTGCAAATATGCAAGTAACACTTGAAAAAGTTCGTAAAGGGTTAGAAGCAACACTTGACACATGAGCACGACAGCTCTATAATAAAGTCACACAGACCAAATCCAATTTAATCCAATTAATCCAATGTCTTTCGCATCACTTAAGAAACAATCTTCACTTGGCAGTTTAACTGCAAAGTTAGTTAAAGAGGTTGAGAAAACCAACAAAGTTAACAGTGGAGATGAGCGACTCTGGAAACCAGAGGTTGACAAGGCAGGTAATGGTTACGCAGTAATCAGATTTCTACCTGCACCTGACGGAGAAGATCTCCCTTGGGTAAAAATGTATTCCCATGCCTTTCAAGGACCTGGCGGGTGGTACATTGAAAATTCATTAACTACATTGAATCAAAAAGATCCTTGTTCAGAATTCAACACTAGTCTTTGGAATAGTGGTGTGGAGTCTGATAAGCAAATTGCTCGTAATCAGAAGCGTAAGTTAGCATTCTACTCTAACATCTATGTTGTAAAAGATCCTGCAAACCCAGAGAATGAGGGTAAAGTGTTCCTTTACAAGTTTGGTAAGAAGATCTTTGATAAGATCATGGGTGCTATGCAACCTGAGTTTGAGGATGAATCTCCTCTAAACCCATTTGATTTTTGGCAAGGAGCAGA